GTCCTACTTCGCCGATGGACGCATGGAGGTCTACTACTGCCAGTCGAACGTACCGGGCGCCACCAGGGCCGCCCTGATGGCCGTAGCGCCGTCTGGGGAGGTCTACTGGAGCGGCAACCACCTGCCGCTAAGCGCGGGCTGCCTGAGCTTCCCTATCGTCTCGGAGCCGGGCTGGTGCTTTGATCTGAATCTTGAGGATGACGGCACGTCGTGGATGCACTCACGGAACGATGTGAGATTGGGCTGTCGCTGATGAACACGCCCGTTCTCTGTGGCAACGTGATGCGCCCTTCGCGCTGGCGGGCCTACCTGAACCGTCATAACAGGGTGATGTTGCTGCCTCCCCTGAAGGGCGAGGAAATGTGGTGGTGGTGAGATGTATAGGAAGGAAACATCAGAGCAGCGCCTAGGGCGTATCCGGGCAATCTGGCCGGAGGCGAAGCACGAGGACATCATCTGGATCGAGCCCATCGGCTCCCGCCAGGACGCCCTGATCTACTGGCGCAAGGGCAAGCGGCTGACGACCGGCGACAAGTACGCACCAGCAGGCGAGCCCAAGCCTGCCTGCTTCGAGGGCTCAGCGGCAGACTTCCGTTGCAACCTCCGAAGCCCGACCTACACCGGCAATGACCGGGTGAAGCGGGAGTATCTGGCGGCTCTGGCGTTTCTGGAGTCGCTGGAGTGCCTGTCATGAAGGTTGCTCACGTCCGCTGCAAGAGTCCGTCCTGCGGGACGATCTACGAAGAGCCGGTAGAGGACTCGGAGACTATGGTCAAGTGTCCCGTGTGTTCGCAAGTAAATTCTATCGATGAGGGCGGCCGACAGATAACGGGACGCTGCCAGCAATGCAACCGGCCGCTGGACGACCACACTCGGGGCGAGTGCCCGCCAAAGGAGAAGAAGTAAATGGAAGACTACATCATTGAGTACGGAACGGATGCAACCTCCGACTGGCCAGATGGGCGCACGAGCATCTTTGCTCAGGTCATCTACCGTGATGAGGAAGGGCGAACCTTTGGCCTGCCGTTAGAGGTTCATGGCGACAGCATTACGGGTCAGGTTGACAATGTTCTGCCCTGGCTGCCAAAGGAGGAATGATGACTCTCACACCGACCTTAAAATTCATCGTGATTGCCTTTGCCGTGGCCTTTGCCCTGCTCTCGGAGACTTGGGTCGAGATCGACGCCGACGTCGAAGCCCTGGGGATGGGTGACGCGGCCTATAGCATCGTGAGCACGGTGCTGGGCAAGCTCGACCTGCTCGGGAGTGCGCTTCTGGCTTACCTGGGCTTGAGAGCGCCGACGCTGGAGAAGGAGCCTGTAGAATGACAACAACCTCAGATACGGAGACCGTATTCATGGAGTTTCGCTATAGCTGCGAAGGCCGGCGTATGGGCTACCTTGACCGCATCCGGTACGCCGTGCTGGTGCTTCTCGGCAAGAGGCGCGACTACCCGATCTGTATCTGTGCCTTCGGGCGAGACGTGGAGGAGTAGTTTCGTCGACACCCGATTCGTATCTGAGGGTGCAGCACGTTGAATCTGAGCACTGCCGCAAATCGGCATCTTAGTCGACAGCCTGATCCCTCCCTGGCAGGGCCTACCATCTCCTCCTTCTACGTCTTGCTCTGCCTGTACCGCCACCACCGAGGATGGCGATCAGGATCACGACGGCGCCGAAGATGATCGCCTGCTCAGTGGTCACGGGTTGCTAGATGTGTGGTTCGCCGGGGCCGGTTAGCTCGATCATCAGCGAACCGCCTCCAGCAGGCATGAAATCGTTCTATCGCCAGCTTGCCAGGTTTCTTCAGTCGGATGGAAGAATACTTCCATTAAGCGATGGCATTGGGTATTCGCCAAACTCTCTAGATAATCCAGCCCTGGGTAATAGCTCGTCTCAGGCACTAGGAAAGAGCTGAGAACGCGATAATCCCACTCAGCCGAACAAGCAACAAGCGTGACCTTTAGTAATAGTTCGCCGTCTGTGCCGATGAAAGAGCGGCTGGGCGTTCTGAAGCAATCACCTTCGCGCAAATCGAACGGGCTGATCTCGCTGGAGAGGCTGTCTGGATCAAACGATGGCTGAGCCGGTTGAGGATTCGCCGCCGCAGCCTCATTTGAGCCACGAATGCGATCCTTGTCAGTTTCGCAGCCGACCAAGATGGATGCTGCTAGTAAAAAGGGGATAACCCACAGCCGCATTACAGTTTTGTCCTTCTGGAATTTTCCCTGCCTGGGGTCTTGCAGGTGCATGTTCGGTATGTTACCGTACTCCCATGAATCAGGCAACTCTCACTAAGGCGGTCTGCCCAAAGTGCCATACGCCCTGGGTCTTGCGGACAGAGCGGCCAAAGCGCTGCCCTAACTGCGGCCTGCGCGACCCACTCAAGCCGCCCGTTAACAGTGAACATAAGGTCAATAACGGTTAAGTAGCCTTCCCTCCGCAGATTCGCGCAGGACGCCAGTCCATATATAGTGCGAAGTTGGGGAGGGAAGAGACAGGAAGAGTCTCTTGTCCTCACAAACTTTCTTCTTCCGGTGCCAGCCCCTTGTTACAGATGGAATCGTTGCCGATTCTAATGGCCGCAACGCCGGACTCGCCCGCCCTACCAGTAAGGAAACTCTCACAGATGGCGAAGCCTATCCGAGAGGATCGCGATGTTCTTCCGCCCCCTGGCTGGCAACCCAAGAGCGCCTTCTTCAAGGCGGTATGGAAGAAGGCCGAGTTCAACATAGAGAACCCGCGCGTGGCGCTCACCTGTCCCTGTTGCGGCGAGAAGATCGCGATGCGGGTAAGCGTTATCGAAAGCTCTCCCCTGCTCGACTAGCCTCTACCCCTACCCCACTACAGGTGCGGCGCATCCGGCACAGCGTCCTTGACGGGCGTTGTCTCGTCTGTCTGCGCCTGCTGGTTGCCGGGTGGTGCCCGTGTCAGGGGAGGGCGTCGTGACTACGGCGCCTGTCCGCACCCCCACTCGTCAGCAGCGGGTACTTCACTACGTCCGGGCGCACCCCGGCTGCTCGGCAGGGGAAGTGGCAAGGGCGTTGAGCTTCCCCAACAGAACCGTGAGGCACTTCCTCGACACGCTCTATGTCAGGGGCTTTGTTGGCCGTCAATACACGCTGCGCGGCGAACTATCGATCGCCAGCACTGAAAACGTGCGCTGGTTCCCCGAGGCATTGTCGTGACCTCGAATGGGCATCTCGTGTTGATCCTGCGCCAGGACGAAGCGTTGCAGATCGGTGACGCGGTGATCCGCGCGACCATCGACAACGAGACCCGCATCAAGCTGCTTATCGTTGCGCCGAAGAGCGTGCCCGTACTGCGCGAGAGCGCGATCAAGCGGGAGGCGTCATGAGCACGCGATACGCCGTGTATCTCTGTGGCGGGGACATCCCGTCTGACGGCCAGTGGCACAAGCTCGGCTACGTCGAGGCAACTAACCACAAGTGCGACTCGTGCTCGTTTTGCTCTGAGTACAGCCGCCTGACAGATGGTGAAACAAAGAAGCGGCGACAGAAGGCAGTCGTTCGTGAGTTCCGTTGCGGGAAGTGCCTCCGTGCGTCTACGGGTGCGGTGCTGGCATGACCGTTCCCACGCAACCAGGCTTGTTCGACGCGCAGGCAGAGAACATCCAGCGCGTGCGCGGACGTATTGGCCCAGCGGTCTACGCCTTCTGCTGCGAGCACCTGGGCGGTGAGTTTCACGGTTCGGAGCTAAAGGAATACGTCGAGGAACGGGCGATGGTTGCGCCCGCGTCGCCTGACCGGATCCTGCGCGACCTGCGGCAGGGCGGATTTATCGACTACGTGATCGTGAGCCGGTCGAAGTCGCTCTATCGCATAACAGCCGTCTACGGCGCTGGCAACGGCGCATCGATTACCCCCCCGCCCCGTCACGCGATCAGGCCGAGGGGCCTGGTGCGTCTGAATAAAACCAGAGCGCCGGTGTTGCCGTCCAAAACGACACCGGCGCTCTAAGGAGGACTCAATGGTAACCACTATCAATGGTCACGACAACTGCGGTTTGTGTGCCCGCCTCGCTGAGGGCTTTACGGAAACCCGTAACGGCGTCTGGATCACCCCGCTGCATGACGAGTGCGGGTTTCACCACATGCCTGACGCCGAGTGCCTGGCACGGTTCCGCTGTATGGAGTGCCGGGAGCTACTTCCTCGCTCTGAACAGGAGTGGGCATCTTCGGCGATCGTGCGGCTGGCTCACGGCAAGACGACACGGCCCCGGCCTACGGGTGTGTGCTCTGGCTGCTGGCCCAGGTCAATACGCAATGCCGCCTACGAACCGCCAGAGCCTGTAGACGACGGCAGCGATCCGTTCGCGAAGTTGGTGAAGTGATGGACCTGACGCTGCCGGTTGCTCTTGGTGCTGTCCTGCTGCTGGCTCTAGGGCTCTTTGTCTTCTGGCCCCATGACGACACCTGGAGGCTGGAGGACGACGAGAGCTATGAGATCGAGGACCTGCTTTCCGGCTGGAGGCGGAAGCGATGACGGCATTAACCAATCTTCACGGACTGCCGCCCGCGATGGTGCGAGCCGCCACCTTCGAGACTTACGACAAGGTAGGCGACGCCAGCGTGACCGGCCTTATCAAGCCGCCCCAGATCGCCCGCCTCGAAGCCCTGCATGAAAGCGAGATCAGCGAGGACGTTACCGACCGCCTTTGGGCATTGCTCGGCTCTGCCATGCACCAGGTCTTGTACTGGGGCGGGCGAGACGAAGAGAGCCTGATTCAGGAGAAGCGCCTGACGATGCCCGTGGCCGGATGGCTTATCTCCGGCAAGGCCGACGTGTACAACGCCGAGAATCGCTCCGTAGACGACTACAAGGTCACTTCCGTCTGGAGTGTGGTCTACGAACCGAAGGGCAGGCCCGAGTGGGAAGCCCAGGTGAACCTCTACCGCCTCTTGCTTGAGCACAACGGCTACCCGGTCGAACGGTCGTCTATCTGGACGATCCTCCGCGACTGGCGTGATGCCGACAGCCACAAGAGACCCGACTACCCGAAGGTGCCGATGGTCGAGATACCGATGCGTATCTGGCCGGAGGAAGAGGCGATGGCGTACCTGTCGCACCGTGTTGCCCTGCACCAGGCGGCGGAAGAGGACCGCTACGACGGCTGCACGGATTCAGACCGCTGGCTGAACAAAGGCGTGTTCTCGCGGTGTGAGCGGTACTGCCGGGTTTCTCAATGGTGCGAGCAGTTCCGAAATGACCCGCACCGTTGACCAGTTACAGCGCTCTGATGCGCTGGCTAAGGAATGGGGCGTCAGAGACGCCAAAGTTCTGCGAAGCCTTATAGCAGCAGAAGAAAGGAAACCAAACATGGAGGTAAAGATTTTCACGGCAAGGCCGGACGGCATGAAGTGCCACTGGACGCTTGAGGCTGAAGAGGTCAATGCGCTCTGGGATCAGGTGTCGGCGCTCTTCCTCTACCTGGACGGGAACAGTTTCATTCCTGACAACGGATTCGGCCAGCCGATGGCTAAGCCTGCTGCCGTTGCGGCGGCACCCCGCCAGACGACGCGCGGACGCTCGCAGCAGCAAGAGCCCGACGACCTGCCCTTTGAGGACGACGAAGGCGACAGCAATCCTCTCTGCCCTAACTGTGGTGGGCCAACGGAATACAAGACCGGCACCGGTGCGCGTGGCCCCTGGGCGGCGTACTTCTGCCTGAAGACCAAGAACGCGCCGCAGGGAAAGAAGCACACGCCCGTGTGGCAATAGGCGACATCGACTGACGCGGGTGTTTCATATCCGCCCGCGCCGTCGCTGCTAGCTCGCGATCGTTTCAGGCCGACGTATCGCGAGCGGGCAGTGGTGAGGTTCACCGCACTACCTCCTTGGGCCGGAGCGAACCGCATAGACGCTCCGGCCCTACAGAAAGGATCCTCGATGCTGAACCCCGCCAGCACGGAGACAGAACGATTCGCCCGAGAGTGTGACTGCCCGATCTACGTTGACCGGTGCGTACATGTCGGCGCCCGCAGGATCATTCTCACAAAGAACCATTGCGGCCTTTTTATTCCATTCGGGATTGAGGTCTACGACTGCCCTCCGCTACATACACAGCCCTGCTGTGGGGCGGCCTGCTGGTCTCCAAATGATGCAGTTGAGTGGTCTGCCGCGACGACTTACGCCGCCGCCCTAGACGTGTTCTATGACGCCGAAGCCCGTCTCCTGGGTGAGCCGTCGTGACCTGCTCGTCCCATCACTGGCTTATCGAGACCCCAGACGGTCCCACCGTAAGAGGAACCTGCAAACGGTGCGGGGAGCAGCGGGTCTATCCCTCGACGTTCCCGGAAGACCTTGAGGTCAAGAAGCGGCAGAAGCCTATAGGGGCCGCGTGATGAGGTCTACGGCGGTGTCGTTCAACTCGTCTCTGAGACGGTCGCCGATGGGCCAGAAGCGCAAGCAGGCTCAGCAGCACGAGGCAACACAGGCGAAGACCCTGGAGGGCACCAGCCGCCGCATGGGGCTGTTCCAGTTACACAAGCTGGACTTCCTGCACCTGTCGCAGCCACAACGCGATACGGGGACTCTCAAGAGGGGGCACCCGGACTACCTGGTGATCGGCAAGGGCTGGTCTGCCTACATCGAGATCAAGGCTCACGACAAGGTGAGCGGCTACATGGGCAAGCTCGCAACGCACCAGCGGAGCTTCCATACGTTGCTCCGGCAGGCGGGGCACGAGGTGATGACCTTTTGGCTGCCCGACGACCTGAAGGCGCTGGACGCCTGGCTGAGGGGAAAGACCGGGATCGTGGTCGACGTAGATGGGCTGATCGAATGAGCCAGATCGCAGACAAGCGCAACGTAGCGACGATACGTCACCGCTGCTTCGTCCGTGGCTGCGAGAACAAGGTGCAGTGGGTCAAGTCTTGGCTGGAAGGCCCGACGATGTACGCCTGCTTTGACCACGATCACCTGCTGCCTGCAAAGCCCGTGCAGACAGGACAGCAGGTGTTGCTATGACGCCCTATGGGTCAGGGGGAGAGGGATGAGCCTCCAGCGCACCAATGAGGTGAGGAGATGAACGTGGCCCTTCCCTGCAGCGAGATCGTCCACGGCCTGCCCTGTGGGCGGGAGTCTGAATACATCTGCGATGGTGCCTTCCGTTGCCTGAGCCATTCGCATCTCGGCGGTTGCTGTGACCGCATGTTTTGGCCGGAGGATTCTGACGAGGCAGAGGAGTTGGGCTGGGCTGACGGCGAGTTCGAGAGGCTGTTCTCATGAGCGATCAACCGTATTCCGTGCACGATTTGGGGGACAAGCCGCCGAAGGAAGCAATCCCTTTCTGGGTGGCGATGCGTGATCTCCCCGTGGGGAAGACCCTGTTTCTCCCGCGCTTACCGGGCGACTCGATGTCCATGACCCAAACGCGAGCGCTACATGCCAACGACCGAAGCCGGCGCCGTCCGGGTCATCGTGCCCGGACCCAGCAGGATCATCGGCTGGATGGCGTCTGGGTGTGGTGGGAAGAGCGAGAGGTGATGAGATGAGTGATCGAGCGTGCCAGGATTTATGGCTCGGGCTACAGCGCACCCACGTTGAGTGGGACGGTGTGAGGCTCTGCCTTGATTGCTGTGCCGATCGCGTTGAGAGGGAATGGGCACCGCGCTTTTACCACATCTATCTCCAGGTACGCGAGGCGAACGACCAGAAACGGTTCAAGAAGCAAGAGACAGCTTAGAGGGGAAAGGAGTGAGCCTGTGGCCCCCGCCGTACAGGACTACGCAACGAAATCGTTAAGACGGATCGGCGACCGTATCGCCGCCGAGAGGACGCGGCAGCAGTTGAGCCAGCGCCAGCTTTCGGAGCTGACCGGCGTTCACCAGGTGACGATCAGCCGGATAGAGAGCGGTTCGCAGGCCATGACGGGGACGATCTTGCTGCTACTGGAGGCGTTGCACCTGACGCTCGAAGTGAGGCCGGCGTCGTGAAGTGCCCTGTTTGTGAGTCTGAAGCACTGGTGCGCGTCGGTATCGATCGCTACGTCTGCGCGACCTGTGGCTGGAACAAGGAGTCACTTACCAAGGCGAAGCAGAGCAACCGTATGAGCCTCACGCGGCGGCGGAAGAAGGGCGGCCGAGCGTGATTCACCAATGGGATAACAACCCGGAGTGGGAAAACAAACGGCGATACCGACCAGCCTTAACCAGACCGGATGAAGCGCTTGAGGAGATGAATCGCTACGCCTATGTCTTTGGTGCGTCCAATTACCCCAGCATGGTTAAACAATGGGTTAACCATCACGTTGCGGCTCACGGACTTCCTGCATTGGATGATGCAGCTATGCGCAACATGATAGTTGAAATCAGGCATACAGCGGCACTCCTACGAGATGCCGTGCCCTTTTTGTGGGTCGAAGATGCCCGACAAGCTGCGCGGGCAATGACGATCGATTATCGAATGACAGGAGACGAACGCTGGCACAGTGATCTGTTTACGGAGCCGATCATGTACTGGTGTTATGCGGTCAACTTAGAGGTTGGGGCTCTTTTAGGGCAGTATTTAGGCATCGGAGGTCTTCCTCCTCAGTCAGTAGAGGAAATCGCTTCTATTATCGATAGTCGCGGTGATCGCATTGAGCAAATTTCCATCCTTGATTATGGCGGCGAAATTATCCTGCCCGCACGTGCTCTTGTTGGAGTTAAAAATGAGCCCGTGGCAGACCACATGGGGCCTTCTTATGCCCTTTTCGAGTGGCTTCAAAGTCCTATTTCCGTAACGAGTAGAGAGAGAGTGTCGCGGGCTGCGCGGCGGCGAGAGCACCTGTTACCGATACGAGAGCACGTACACGTGATCCGTCTAAGAAGAGCGCAGAGCCATAGCGGAGATGATGGCGCCGCGGGCGAGTGGTCCAGAAGGTGGATCGTGCGCGGCCATCAGCGGAATCAATGGTATCCGAGCACTATGACGCACCGCCCCCGCTGGATACCGAGTTACATCAAGGGGCCAGAGGACAAACCGCTGGTGCTGCCAGGCGCCCCAGTCTATGTGGTGAAACGATGACCTATACATCTAAAGAGCGTTATGGGATAATCGTAGAGACGAAGCTACGTGATGATGATCATAACCTTCAATCTGCGTTATCCTTCAGCGTCCCTGTCCGGGCGATCGCGTGGCTTCGTCACCCTCGATCATCTACCCGGCAGGGGCGCACCATTTGCACGCCTCTGCGCCCGCACGGAGGAATGTAAATGGCCTGGATTGAAACCCACCAATCGCTACTAAAGCACCCTAAGACAGCGCTCCTGATCGGCCATCTTCAGACGGACCGCTATAAGGTCGTCGGGCATCTCGTTGCCCTCTGGTGCTGGTCGCTGGACGTTGCCGACGATGACGGCAAGCTGCCGGCGGGTACGTCCGACATTGCCGTAGCCGACGGTGCTGGTTGGCCTATCGAAGACGCGAAGGCATTCGTCAAAGGGCTGCGAACGGCAGGCTTCCTTGAGAAGCGCGGCTATCAGCTCCACGATTGGGGTGACTACACCTGGCGCTACAACGCCGGGAAAGACCGATCACGGTCCGATGGCGAACTTGGGAACCATGAGCGCTGGCATGTCAGGCGAGGAAAGTCTCAGCCCGGCTGCCCTTATTGCGCTGGAGAAGGTGGCAGCACGAACGGCGTCAAGCGCCGCGGCCGCCTAAATGCTGCAAAGGTAATCGGCACACACAGCGACGCCGAATGGCAACAAATGACAGAAGCCTACGGTGGCTGTCTAGTTTGCGGCGCTGAGGACGTGACGAAAGATCACATCATCCCCGTCTATGCAGGGGGCAGCGACAGCATCCAGAACATTCAGCCCCTTTGTCGACGCTGCAATTCATCTAAAGGCGGCGACAAAACGGACTACCGGATCAGCCATCCCCAAACCAAGCCGGAATGGATCGCCCCGAATCGCCCCGAATCGCCCGGCGAATCGCACCTACCCTCCCTCCCTCCTACTCTACCTACCGAATCAACCGAAGCTACCTCACCGTCCGCGAACGGTCACAAGCGTCCTGCGGCGGAAAGTCCGTACAACCTTACGCCCGATGAATGGCGAACCGTTATCAACAAATACCCCGGCGTTTCTGTCCAAGGCTTTTGGAGGGAATGGGTTGAGTGGATTGAGGAGAGAGAGAGTGAGCGGAGGCCGAAGAAGGGCAACCTCATAGCCTTTTCGGGATTCGTAGACAAGAAGGTTCCGGCGGCTGCGTCGTGAACGAAGTAGGCCCCCACCGTGGGGCTGGCAGGAGGAAGGTAGGAGATGGCAACAGCAATCGAGTGGACCGAGGAGACTTGGAATCCAGCAACAGGTTGCACGAAGGTTAGCCCCGGCTGCGCTCACTGTTACGCGGAGGCGCTGACGAAGCGCTACGCCGGTTCGCCGGGCTGGCCTGAGACCTTCGAGCCGTGGATACTCGGTAACGAGACCGTGTTCCTGCACCCTGAGCGGCTGGAGAAGCCGTTCTCGTGGAAGACGCCTCGGCGGGTGTTTGTGAACAGCATGAGCGACCTCTTCCATGAGGCGATCCCTGACGGGTTTATCGACCGGGTGTTCGCGGTGATGGCGCTGGCCCAGCAGCACGTGTTCCAGGTTCTTACCAAGCGCCCCGAGCGGATGCGCGCTTACTTCGCCGACATCGACCAGCGCATCTACGACATCGGCGGTGAGGCGCAGGGGATGGCGGAGGGCATCGGAGGCAATCTGCCGAAGCACTACGCGGACTTTGTCGATCACTCGTTTCTTAGTGATTGGCTGCCATCGCTGCCCCTCCCGAACGTCTGGCTGGGCGTCTCGGTCGAGAACCAGCGGTGGGCAGACGAGCGCATCCCGATCCTGCTCGACACGCCGGCGGCGGTGCGGTTCATCTCGGCCGAGCCGTTGTTAGGGCCGATCGACCTGATGCCGTATCTGGACGCGAAGTACGGCTATTCGGCCTTCTTCTACCTCAAGGAGCGAGCCCTCAGCTGGATCATCGTGGGGGGTGAGAGTGGTCCGCGCCATCGCCCCTTCGATCCCGATTGGGCTCGCCGAATCCTGCACCAAACCCGTGCTTTCCAGATTCCGGCGTTTATCAAGCAACTAGGCGGCGCCCGTCCGGGCACGCGGCTTGAGGACTTACCCGAGGACTTGCGAGTCCGGGAGTACCCGCGATGAGCCTGCGCCGTTGCCAGGCACGAACGGAGGCGGGGAGATGCGATAGCCCTAACCCTGCTTACCTCTGCACTGCGAGCTGCGTCCACAGGCTTTGCGAATTACACAGGCACGAAGAGTCTGGCTGTTGCCGGAGAAATGAGGAGATTCGATGAGCGAACTACATCAGCACGAGTTCAAGCACACCGGCGGAGGGACGTTGGTTGGTGAGATGAAGTCTGACGACTCATCCGCCTGTGAGTGTGGCGCAACGATGAGGATTGAGAACCTGACTCCTGATCAGCATTTCGCAATGCCGAGGCGGATCACCCTTCCGCTCGATGAGATCAGGGTTGACGAAGGGACTCAGGGATAACTTGGTTCAGGCTGTTCGCTGTGCTATTAATCCCCGCGATCACAGCAGCAGTCGTAGTGAACGAGAATCGAGGCGAGAGATACGAACGAAACGAAGTACTACGACACACTGAGGCGGATATCTCGCGATTACCAGTCTCCCGATTGGCTTCGGCGGAACTCAGAGCAGAGGTATGGGCTGCCTTATCAGGAGGCGCTGGAGATGGCTTACGAGAACATGCAGGCGGAAGCGAAGCAGGCACTCAATGGCGAGCGCCGCCCGAAGCAGCCCTAAGCGGGGAGGAGGACGAGGATGGATCGGGATTACTTCGAGCAAGTGAAAGAGATCAACGCGCAGACGGAGAAGATGGAGCGGGTTCACACCAACGTGAAGCTAGCAATCCTGGCGCAGGCGATCATGAGAATCCACCTGGAGGAGGCACAGCAGGCGCAGAGTCAGTCAGCGGGATCGTCACCCGATATGGGGACGGCAGGCAGCGGGCCGACGGAAGCTTCGAGCCCAACTACAACGGACTCCCAATGGGATGCAGCGGAGCTGGCCTCTACTCCTCTGGAAACCCGAGCATTATTGCGGTTGGGCCGTCACGTTATCGCGAGTGGCCATGCGGAACGCTGTTTCAAGTGTGCGGGCCTGGCGGATGCCTGGAGGCTCGCCGTACAGACTCCTGCCCCGGATGCTCCGCCAATCACCTCGACCTCTCAGAGGCGGGACTTACGATCGTTTGCGGAAGCGATAGCGGACGATGCAGCGTCACGATAGAGGTGGTAAAATGACGGTAACGACAGAAGTGCCCGAGCGCCGTGCGACCGGCCCCGGGCGTGACACCGGAAGTGAGGTTCCGATGCTTGATCATCCTACCTGTGGTTGCGGCTGTGGCCAAGAGATAGACCCCTTCCGCCCTGGCAAGCCACCCCGACGATTCATTCATGGTCATCATAGTCGCCTGCTGCGAAAGCAGGTGGTGATCACTCTATCTGAGCCCCGGCGAGTGGCGCTTTATGAGGCGGCTGGCAACTGCTGCGAGCAGTGTGGGCGGTCGATGGATGAGCAGGTCGCCATGTTTGGTCGGCGGCTCGAAATCCACCACAAGAACCACAACCACGAGGACAACTCCGAAGGTAACCATGAGGTGCTTTGCACCGGCTGCCACAATCACGAATCCCTTGTCGTGCGCGATGAGGTGAGGAAAGGCGCGACCTTTACCACGCGTCGTCAATCAGGGCTGGTCCGCAATAAGGCAGACGGCCAAACCCACTGCAAGCGCGGCCACGAGTTTACTCCTGAGAACACCTATCTCTGGCAGGGGCATCGTGTTTGCCGAGCCTGCTCACGGATGCGAACGCTTAGTTACAAGAGGGCAGCCCGATGAGCGCATGTATTTCGCACTGGCTCAAGATCATCGACTACGAAACCAAGTATGTGCTGCTTGGCTGCGAGAACTGCAAAGAGACTTGGACCTACTTAGCGGAATCACCCTCGTCTGCGGAGGACTCGGCCGGTGTAACGTCACCATTACCCGAATTGAATGACGCCCCTGGACCAGGGCCCGAGCCTGCTGGTGAGCCACAGAAGCGGCTGGAGGTCGGCGCATGGACTTACGAACCGAATCGTCCAGTCTACCCGTTCTCAATGCGGGATGATAGCTATTCGCATTGGTCGATAGAGGGAGTGATGAAGTACCTGCCACAGACCACGAGTGAGATGGCTGCTCGTCTGGAAGCCCTCTCCTCTCCCACCCCTGACCCGGAGGCTGGTGGGGAGAGGCATCACAGCCACGCCTGGAATCACGTACCGAACCAGAGTTGGTGGTGCTCGGTTGGTGGATGTCTGGACTCTCCCCCAGAAGGAATAAGGTTCCCCTCCCCGGCATCAGGTAAGGAGGCGTGAGATGAGTGAGCAGGATCGGGAACACGGAATGAACATCCTCGCCGGGGAGATCGCCGACCTGCGGGATGAGAACCGGGCACTGAAGACCAGCCTTGCAGCCGCAGAGGCGGCGCTGCGGGAATACGGCGACCACAACATGGAATGCGCTGTCGTCCTAGCGGGTAGCGAAGGAGGCGAGATTTGCACATGTGGGTGGGCCGGATATAAAGCCGCCCCCCCTTCAGGGTGGGCATAGCTGATGGCTGACATCGCGATCTTCGGCTGGGGCTTCGTTGCGAGTTTCCCGTTGTGGTTCCTGCTCGGCTGGTCAATCCGGTATCGAAGCTGCCGAAAAGGAGCGCATTGCCATGACCTCTAACCCCGACCAGGCTCAGGACGCGGGCACGTGGCGACTTCAGCAACGGCCAGACCTGAATTGGGAATACACGAACGGGGAAGCGATTCTGCCTTACGAGCCCAACTCAGAAGAGTTACTGGAGGCGCTAAACGCCCTCGCCCAGGATGCTCGCCGGATGCGGGAGGCGCTGGAGCGAGCGGCCCTTGATTTGTGCCGCCGTTGTTACGACGGTATACCGTTTGCTCCGGGCACCAATATGCATGATCGGGAAACTTACCTAGCAGGTTGCGATGCAGATTACGTCCGTGAAGCACTCTCCTCCCTTAGAGTTACCGCTGCTTCCGGCCCCTCCGGGCACCCGTGAGTGGGCAGCAGCGTTTGACGAAGCCCGCTCGGCCCTGACCACCACGCCTGAGACAGGGAGTGCGGGATGAAGTACGGGAATGAAGTGCCAATGGGCGACGGCCCTTGCTCTGATTGCGGGCAGGAGAATCCTTTCGTGTGGTGGACTGACAACGTGTTCTGGAACGCTGTTTGCCGTCAGCCGGGAGAGGGGAACGAGGAACCAATTCTCTGCCCTACCTGTTTCGTCAGGCGCGTCTTCGAGGCAGGCTACCAGCCACTAGCATTCAGGCTTACCCCAGACTGGCCGTGGCACCCCGAAAGGCCCAGCGCGTAGCCGTGTCTGCTACCGCTGAGCACGAGATGCGCTGTCCGTCATGCAAGGACATTCGCCATGCCGTCGTGCGGCGCCGGGTCCGCCTGCCTTCAGGGGGTTACGCCCCGGTGCTACGCTGCAAGGCTTGCGGCACCGAGTACGTACCTGTGGTAGAATCGCCGCGGACATAACAACCGAATAGCGAAGCCGGGTCTCAGCAGCCCGGAGGAGTATTGGCCGTTTCCCAAGGTCGGGATGCGGCCTTTTCATTGGCAACTATCCCTTGACTGGAGAAGCGGCAGGATGGGAACCTTTTCACGCGATGCGAACGCAGAATCATGGACGGGGAGGGAAAAACCCTCCGAACAACTTGAGCATGTTAGAGGTCACAAGGCGAAGGGCCGACGTGAGGCTGGTGATCGTCTCCCCGATGGCTGGTCCCTCGCTCAGCGCTACCTCATAGAACCACCCGTCGATCTGCATGTGGGCATACGCTTTGGGGAAGCGGGCCATTACTGTGCCGTCATCGATCGGACCGTTGTGGACGAAGGCACCGGGCGGGATTCCCATGACTCCACCGACACCTGCAACAACGAGGTTGAGGTGTCGGTGTTTGTCTATGTTGGTCAAATCTTCAAGCCAGGACAGCCATTCATTGGTATGCGGGTTGCTTCCAAAGCAAGGCTGAACAGACTTAACGAGTGTTCTTGCGTAGTCACTCATTCGACTCACTTTGTTTCTGGTGAATCGCTCATCCCATTTAATGGGGTCATCGATGAGGGGAAAGGCGCTCGTCTTCTCGATAGGCTGCTTACCGTTGGCGATGACGAGTTGCCACGCGACGTGATCAAGGGAAGACCGAAGGTTGTAGAGGACTTCGCCCAAAGTGGTCGAGATGGAGAGAGGTGGATCGGCGGGCTTACCGTCAACGACAAAGAGTTTGTCGCCCGTCTCATCTTCGATCTTTTCGACGACGGTATACGGTTTCGTCTTGGCGAAGCCCCCGACGAGGTCGCTGATCTCGCGTGCCCGCAACTCACCTCGATTGAACTTTTCCCACGCGCTATCGAGTGGATGCATGAGGTATCCTCAACTTATGAGCGACAGCCCGTCGGATCAAGACAAACAGAAAACGGCGAAGGGAACCGAGATACCGATCCCCGAACGCAAGGACTTCATCGCCAACCTGAAGTCAGTTTGTTCCATAAGCACGTTACGGATCAGGTGGCACATGCGCCACGCCGTTTTGTAGGTGACTCCCAGCTCGCGCTCCATTTGCTTAGCGGAGATACCGCATCGTGTGCTGGTCATGAGGTACATGGCGTAGAACCACAGGTGAAGCGACGTAGAGGACTTGTGGAAGATCGTTCCGGCGGTCGGGTGCAGGTGATCGCCGCAAGCGGTGCACGTCCACGATTGGCGCTGCTGCGCCGTGCCGTATCGCTTGAACACGCGTTCCGTTTCGCACTTCGGGCAGGTGGCGTGAGTGCCATCTTCCGAGAAGCGGTTACGCCAGAGCCATTCAAGGCAAGTCGCGTCGTCAGGGAACTCCTGCATGAACTCCATGAGGGAATAGCGCGACTCGGAAGACGCTGCTCGTATCGGTTCGTTTCTGTTGACTGGAGGCATCGTGGCTGCTCCTAGAGGCTCTCTGATTGATCGGTCATATCTCGTTCGCGTTCAAGAACACGAAGGGAGTAGAGGCGAACGAGTCCGCAACTTCGGCAGATGTACAGCAAGACAGGGATTGAGAATCGTAGCCCTTCTGGCCCGTTGGTTGTGGGGATTCCATAGCGGTGATCGTCGCCGGTCATCACCATTTCCTCATGGCAGTCAGGGCAAGTCCTGATGGGCCAGATGCCGCGTATCTCACTCATTGGCCTCAGTCTATCCCCGACGGCTTCTACAGTCAAGGGATAGTTACCTTTTCTGTTTTCAGGGAGTAGGCACAGAGGGTGCATGAACAAGACCTACACGCCAGAGATCAAGGCTCGATTGATCGCCGAATGGCAGACTCTAGGGACGCCCAAGCACGAGCTTGCACGCAAGTACGACGTGCCACGCGGAACGGTTCAAACATGGACCAGGGGCCTCGAACCTTTAGCCCGGATCAACCCCGAAAAGATCGATGACATCGATACCCTCTTCACCGACTTTGTCTCCGAAACCCTCATGGCGCTTCGATCAGCTGCCCGCCTCGGTCAAGACCAAGACTGGCTACGCTCTCTCCCCCCAAGAGACGCCTATCTATGGTTTGGGACGCTCGCAGACAAAGCCCTCGCCGCGCTCTCGGCGTATGAAGCAGCAAGCGAACGACTTAACGACGCTGCCGTGGGACTACACACCACGCCAGCAATCGGTACGCGACTTGATTAACGCAGCGCCAGACGGCTCCACGGTCATCATCGGCTACGGCGGCGCCGTCGGTGGTGGGAAGACCTTCCTCGAGGCCGGCATTGCCACTGAGAGCGCCCTTGATGGTCATGGTTATGAGACGCTGATCGGGCGTCAGGACTTTGTAGACCTGAAGGACACCACGCTCAAGGCGTTCGACAACATGACGCGCATGTTCCCTTACCGCAGGAAGTACGACACCACGCCTGTCTACCGCGAGCTATCGCGTGACGGGCAGGTCTATGGTCGGGTGACCTTCCGCGGCCTGGAGGACTGGGAGTCGCTCATGTCCACCGAGTACGGCCGCGTCTTTGTCGAAGAGGCGCACGAAGTGCCGTTGCCGGCGATCCTGGGCCTGCTTTCGCGTCTCAGGGACCCACGAGCGCGGGTATGGGTGATGCTGATCGGCTTCAACCCACTGGGCGGCTGGCCTGAGAAGTGGTTCATGAAGGGCGAGCTACCGGAAGAGGTCGCGAACACGCCTAACCTGCAGGTGCATTTCGTGCCGTCAAGGATGAGCGACAACCCGCATTTGCGGCCGGGATACGAGCAGATGCTGAGGGCGTTCTACCCGGCGCACCTTGCTCAGAAGCTGATCGATGGCGAGCCGGGCGGCGTAGAGAACGCGGTATATCCTCACTTCGACAGGAGCATCCATGTACGAGAGATGGAAGAAGGCGTTCGGTTTGTGGATGGTGCGTTCGGGGCTGACTTTGGCCGGGTACATAAGTCGGCAGCAGTGGCAGTCAGTCGAGATAACCTGGGGCGGCTCTGGGTACGGGAAGCCTGGGGACGCCCTTCTGACGACCACGGTGAAGCCCTCCGACGAGTGGTGGCAGGCCTACGCTCCCGCTTTGCCCTCCGTCGGGGGCGAGTTGACCCCAATCAAGACGTACTCGCGGGGCTTCTTAATGCCAACATCGCCAAGAGTGGCGAAGGCTCCCGACAGCACCGCGTAGACCTCGTAGGCCGCCTGCTCAACACCTTCCCCGGCGGCATCGTCCCGTCCCTACGGGGAGAAACAAAGGGCACCGCCGTAAGCTACGGCCCCAGCGCCTTAGACGACTCGCCCGGCCTGCTGTTTGTAGCGGGAGCGCCGGGGATCGATGAGTTGTGCGACGAGCTAGAGGCATACCACTACGAGCACAGGCTGACGGACACGAAAGACGAGATGGTAGTCGTGAGGCACGAGGACGACCTCGTAGCAGCGCTGGAATACGCGTGTGAAGAGCTGGAGGAAGGCGAGGGATCTCCCGACTACAGCCGTGGTTTCTCGTCCTCGCCCATGAGCGCTACCGGCTCCTCAACAAAGGCAGGTGTGTGATGGTCGATGCGCCGAAGTGCAAACTCTGCGGCAAGCGTCACTGGCTGAACGAGCCTCACGCGGGCATGGCGATGCCTGAAACATATGTTTCACGTGAAACAGTGATTACCGAAGAGGGTATTGGGAAGCGGTACGACTGGGATCGGCGTGAGCGTGAACTAGGGCTACGGAAATGAAGGCGGGCATCTGATGGCAGGCGAAGAGATCACCCAACTGATCGAGGAGATCGAACGGCCCTTCGGTTCCCCCATGACCTCAGCACCAAAGGGAGGCGTACCGCCAACGACCCTGCGTGCTCGCATGGCGACGCTGGCAGACATCATCCAGGCTCGTTACGACTACGCGGTCACGGTCAACCCGATCTTCCGCAACAAGATCGCCATGCCGCCGGTCACCTTGGGCCACTACATCAACGAGCGAGTAGCAGGGCTGCGTAACGACCTGACGTTGCACCTGGAGCCGGTCGGCACGCTGAAGCGGGAGGAGACCGCGGCCGACAAGATGGAGGTTGCCGAGGCGCACGACCTGATCATGCTTGACCCCTTCGGTTTCCACCGTGAGAGCATCCACATCGCCCAGGTGATGAGCATGTTCTGGGCTGGAGTCTTGGAGATGCAGGACTTCATCGACCCCGAGCAGGGCAGGGGCGAGTCACAGGCGGACTACAACGCCCGGTTTGAGAAGGCACGTAAGGGCTGGTTCCCCTTCAAGCTGGTCGACGCGCACACGCAGACGATTGCCTGGACCGAGCACGGCCGGGATCCTACATCGCTGGCCAGGCGGTTCAAGTTGCCGTTAGTTGACTTCATGGAGCGGTATACCGACGGCAGGCGTGAGAACCCTGAGAAGATGCTGAAGATTTTCAACGAGCATTACGGCTTCCTCGCCGCCGACGAAGCGCAGCCCTACACCGGGTCTAAGGACCGCTGGTCGCAGATGATCGATGTTTGCCTGTACGCCGATGCCGGGAAGATTTGCCATTACGTCGACATGGAGGAATCGAAGCTCAAGGACAAGACGCAGCGGTACAGGGGAGCCGGCGAAGAGAAGTACGACAACCCCTTTGGCCAGGTGCCGCTCTTGCTGGCCGAAGGGGTGTACTACCCGCATGAGGAGGTTGCGTATCGCAGGGCTCCCATGCTGGCGAGTCTCGTTAACACCATGCATGCCGAGTCGATCATCATGAGCAACTGGGCATCTCAGGTGGCAAACGGCGGCTGGCCTACCAATGAGCTACCGGCAGAGGTAGGCAAGGCGTTAATCGAGGCAGAGCAGCAGCCGCCCGGTATCGAGATGAAGTACGACTCCACGACGGGCATGCCGATCCCGATCGTGACGATGGGCAAGTTCAGCTACGTTCAGTCTCCTGTTGACCCTACGGCCGACAAGCTCTTCGGCGTCTTGCAGAACTGGGAGCAGAAGACATCGCCTAACTCGTTGCTTACCGACGCCGACGCCAGCCAGCGCCTCGGCTCGATCCCAAGTACGACCGTGCTGGCGCAGCTCTCGGAGAACAACAAGATGGGCGGCTGGGCGGAGCGTTCAGAGGCCAACCTCTGGGGCAAGTGCCTGGACATGATCCGCTACGCGCGAAAGAACAAGCTCAACTCGCACCGTAAGTCGGGTGACGGACGGTCGGAAGCCGACTGGGATTACGAGTTCCTGGCGACCGGGCAGGAGAAGGTCAAGGGGCAGGTGGTCAAACGAGGCACGCCTTACCAGATCACCGCCCAAGACCTCGACGGCGAGTACACGCGGACGATTGCTTCGGTAGACAACTCGGCGGCGTCACGAAGCGCAAGGCGTCAGGAGGCGATAGAGCGCAAGGCGGCCGGGTCGATCCTTGAACGTGAGTATCTGGAGCTGCAGGGGATCGAAGACGTTAGCGACTTCATCGTCAAGAAGAACGCGGAGGCGCTGTTCCAGGCTGAGGCGCCGGCGATCATGACCGAGGCGAGGCAGCTACGGCTGAAGTACATCGCCGCGAGAGATGGCAGAGACCCGGCTGAGTTGCTGGCAGCGGCGGGTGTACAGCCTGAGTTTGTCGACGGCGAGGGTCAGGACATGGGAACGGGGCCTTATCGCATGGGCAGCCCTGAAGTTGGTGGTGTTGGGAGCAGTAGTGCGAGCAGGAGCGTGACGCCATGAAGTTTCAACCCAGGGTGAAAGATGTGACTAACGAAGCGATCGAGGAAACCCGCGAACAATGGGAGGAATGCGTCTGGGATGGGAAAGACGTAGCTTCGCCATGGGACTTCAGGGAGCTGGCGCGGGCGGCTAACTGGCAGCCGCAGACGTACACAGCTTACCTGGGCTGGACTGTCCCTGACGCGGAACGATATGTCTGTGAGGCACAGGAGCCTACGTCATGACCCAGGAGCAGATGCTGCCGCCTTTGCCTGTGTTGTACGCCTGGAGTGACCGTGACGAGCGTGAAAAGAGCTTTGGTCACTACATGGACCTGGTGAAGGACTATGAGGCTCAAGTCACGAAGCATACCGAATCGGCGTTCGGCGGATGGGAAGAGCTTCCACCTCGTCAGAAGCTCGCCATCTTCATGGCTAACGAACCCGTATTGGAATGGGTGACTCGGCCTGCCATCGATGGCCCGAACACGCCAGCGGCACGGCAGGCGGTCGCTCAGCAGATCCTCTTGACGATGGGCATAACCGATCCGTCTCTCCTGACACCCGAGCAGATGCAACAGATCGGACAGATGGTCGAGCAGTCGCCAGAGGTCATAGCAACTCGGCTCTCGATGCTGCAGCTCGATGGCCGGGCTACGGCTGACCTGCTTGCTGAGTACGGACGACTGCAGAAGGAATACGGGAGACGAGCGTGACTCTTGAGTCGTGGGAGTCCTTCTACGCCACGCAAGCCCCTGTGCTTGGCGGTACGGTTGCGCTCGGCAACCAGCTAGAGCAGCAGGCGGGCGGTACAAGCTCGCTGATGAGCACGATCAACTCGATGTTCAACTGGACGCCGGAGACCGTCTACAACCCGGTAACCTCGGCAAACCCGTATGCCTCTGCCTTGCCTGAGATCGTCATGCCGAACACGACCGTGAATCACGGAATCTCGGCGCCTACGAGCGTTCAGACACCGACCTTAGACCCGCTGTGGGCTGATAACACGAGCTATGCGTCACAGAACGGCGGTACGAACCTGGGGTCGATCCTCGGCGCATTCCTTGCCGCGAACGAACCACCGCCGGTGAGCACGGAGGGGATGAACGAAGCGCAGCGGGCGATAGCCGGGCTGCCGGAGCCGAGTCAGGGATGGGAAGCAACCGAAGCGCCTGAAGCGATCCTCGGCAGAGCAGCGTTGGATGTTGCCGGTTCAGACATACCCCTGTATTCCGACCTCGCCCGTGCCGCCCGTCCGCTGGTGGGAGAGGGCCTGGAGTTTCTTGGTGACCGGGTAGCGCCTGCCGTGTTGCCGGGAGTAGCGGACATAAACCGTCTCCTGAGCCTTGCAGGGCTGCCTAGCGCGGGAGAGATAGCCGGTGCGGTGGGTGAGGCGGTTGTGCCGGTAACGCTGGGTGACGTGGCCCTGGAGGCGACGCCTATCGGGCTGGCTGGTGACGTGGCGCGTGGCGTGCGGCGACTGAGCGCGCCGGGGCTAGGGGCCGTAGACGACCTTGCATCGTTGCCCGGTGCTGCGAGCAGGGCGGCGGCGAGGAAATTCCCTGAGAGCCCGGGTGTAGCGGGAGACGTGGCGAACCTGCAGCGGGGGATCGTCGGTGCGGCAGACTTCCAGCCGGGCAACACTTTTGCTACGCCACACCGACCGCGTATGTACGGCGGTCAGTCTCAGGCGGACGTAGCGGCCGCTAATGCCAACCTCGGCAACGAGCCGTTGGGCGGCCTCCGTCCCGACACCGGCCGAATCTTCCGTGAGGCTATGCCGGTTAACGACGAGATGCGGGCCGTGGGTGAGGGGATGGCATTCGACCCGAAGGCACTCGGCATCCCTGACGAGCCCGTAGTTGTCTCCCGCTGGAGCGAGATCGCTCAGGAGCCGAAGGGCAAGTTTGCCGAATGGGGCAAGCTCGATGCACAGCGCGAAGTGCTGGACGTGCTCAAGGCCAACCCGAACGATGCCGCGCAGGCGTTCGATGACGTGGGCTGGCTGCTTTCGCGGCAACCAGGGGCCGGTGTGAGAAACAAGGCTCACCTTGAGGAACTAGAGCGCATCCATGACGTGATGTCGAACGAGACGTTTGACGGCTTCAACTGGGCCGTAATGCGTCAGGCAGACGAGGCGTTAGGGGAGGTTCCGGCGGGAATAGCGCCGTCCTCCCTAGCGCCCGTACAGGCTGCTGGCGGCCCTCCTGATGTACCAGGAGCACCGGGAGCGGTAACAGGGCCGGGGGACACGTCACCGCTCCAGAAGCTCACGCAAGCGATCAGGAACGCTGGCAAGGTCACTCCCGAGCAGCGGGCGATGTTTGCCCAGCAGCGGGCGCAACGTACCGCCAGAGGCGCCAGTGCTCTTGAGCGTGGACAGGGGCCAGAGGCGTTCGGTAGGGCGCGTGGTGCTCTCGCTGGCGGCTTTGCCCGGCCAGACTTTGCCGTACCAACGATTACGCCAGAGGACACAACGCAACTCTTGGAAACGATCAGGACTTCGCCACTCCAGTTCTACGAGAAGATCAACGCGGAGCAGGCGCTACAAGACCTGTTCAGTGGTCGCATTCCCGAGCCTTCGCGACTCAACGCCTTGCGGAAAGCCTTTGCCGAAGAGGGCAAGTTCCTCGTTCAGGCGGTGACTGATAAGCGCGGCCTAGGCGCGAAGGTATGGGATGAGATCGTCGGCGTACTCGGTGCGCCACAGGCGCTGAAGGCGTCATTCGACCTATCGGCGCCGTTCCGTCAGGGACAGATGCTTGGCTGGTCGAATCCAGCAGAGTGGAAACGGGCCTGGCGGCCGATGATCAAGGCGTTCGGCAGCGAGCAGGGACTGGCCGATTCGGCTCGCTATATCGACAACTCGCCCTGGATGCGAGCAACGGGAGATCGTGCAGGCTTTGGCTTCGAGGAAGTCGGCGGCAAGATATACGACCCGAACAGCCTGACCGACGCACTGGAGCGCCCTGGCGGCTTTGCCGGTCTCAACCGCTCCCACGTATCGCAGTTCATCCAGTCCATTCCCGGCGTCGATGCCTCACAGCGGGCCTACTCTACGTTCCTCAACGAGCAGGGACTACGTGTGTACGAAAAGACGGCTCAGGCTATGTGGGATGCCGGTGTGCGCGACATCGCTCAATATGAAGCGCTGGCGAAGGTCATCAACCATGCGCGGGGCTATGGCGACTTCACGGTCGGCCAGCTCGCCAGAGGCGTTAACGCGTTCTTCTCGGGCCGTAACTTCGTAGCCCGTTTCCAAACCCTGATTGACCCGATCTTGCAACCTGGCAGTCTGCTTGAGCCGTCAGCGCGGCAACTGGCCGCCAAGAACCTGGCTGCAATGGCAGCGGGTGACCTGACGACCCTGGGGCTACTGGGGGCGATGGGCACGGCAACGGGTCTCTGGTCGGTGGAGATGGACCCGCGTTCGACCGATTGGGGCAAGCTGAGGATCGGGAACACGCGTATCGACCCATGGGCGGGCTTCTCGCCGATGGTCAGAATGGCAGCGCGTATCGCCACAGGCGACCTCAAGAGCGCTGGTGGTGACATCTACCCGTCAAACCTCAGGGATGAAGTGCTCAAGTTCTTCCGAAACAAGCAAGCTCCGGCTGCGGCGCTCATCGTCGATGCGCTGGTCGGTGAGAACGCGATCGGTGAGCCGTTCGACCTAAACGCTGCCCGAGTCGCAGATATGTTTGTCCCCTTCATTGCTGGCGATGTGGTCGAAGCGCTGTTGGGCGATCGTGCCTTCTCTTCTCTTGGAACGCCGGGCTATCTCGCCTCGGTTCCTTTCGGCGCCGTTGGCTTCGGGACACTGGATTACCCGCCAGCGGCAGCAGAGCAACTGAACAACGCGTTGAAGAACGTACCTGAGTCGGAACGCACCAACCTTGACGGCAAGGTTGTTACGTCCTGGCGTGAGCTATCGGCGGCGCAGAAGAACGCGATTACTGCGAAGTACCCCGAGATCGCCGCGATTACAGAGGCCCGCAACGAGGCTAGTGACTCAGCTTTCGGCGCGATCTCGCAAGCGCAGACGGAAGCAAGGACGGCCGCGTGGGCGAACTTTCAGGCTACGGGCAACGGCGCCGACTATCGCGCTGCCCTCACGGATGCCGCAAACGAGGCAAGAATCCGTTTTGACCAGGAATCGAAGGGGCAAGATCCGGCTGCTTACAGCCCCGACCAGAAGCTGATGCAGGCGTACTTCAACAAGATGGACGAGGCGGGCAAGGACTACGAGTTGCGAGATCGGCTCGATGCCGAGTTCCGGGCTACCCTTTCCCCAGCTGCGCTTGATGCGCTAGACGCTAACCTCCAGACTTCGGCCGACCCGAACTACGCCAAGCTCAAGGCGGCGCGGACGTACCTGACCGAGGCTTATTGGGACAAGCGTGACGAGCAATACCTCGAACTGGTCAAGACTGCCGCTCCCGGCTCCCCGGCCAGTAAGTACGCCACCTATAACGATCTCTCGAAGGCAGCCGAAGATCGGGCGAGCCCTGATTACGCGATGGCTCAGAAGCTCAAAGGGGCCATAGACGGGCGCCTCTCTGACCAGTCGGCGGCGTTGCGCTATCAAGACCCGAAGGCAGACGCATTGCTGTACATTTACGGGTACGTCGATACCGTCATTTCGCCCACGGCGCAGGCGATGGTCATAGCATGGGCAAAAGAGAACGGTGTCACGATGACAACCCCGCCGTTACGGAGTTCCCGCTAATGGGAGGGGAAGTCATGCGTTCATCCTTGTTTAATAGTCTCGTTGGGCTTGTCATTGGTGGCTTTCTTGGCGCAGCCATAGCCTTCGGCGCCTTCGCTGTTTTCGACAAAGACAACCTCAACGTTTCGATAGCGATGCCGTCCGAACAGGATGAGTTTGGATTCCAGGTTTCTTCTACAACCCCCTGTGAGAAGTGGCAGCAGGCGAGCGCGTTTCTAGATGCTCCTACCGGAATCGTGGGAATCATCCTGCAGGAGGGTGATACAAACAGCATTGCCAAGCGTGCCGCAAGTTTGCAGATGCTACTCGACGAGTGTCTGGTAAGTCAGAGGTAAAGAGGGCTCCCCGCCATGCCTGACCGCAAGACAACCTTCATCGCTCAGATGCTCCCCTATGCCGAGCAGTGGGCTAAAGAGACCGGTATCCCCGCGCAGGTCTTCCTGGCGATCATGGGCTCAGAAACCAACTGGGGTAACGCGGGTTCTTACTTCGGGATCAAGGGCACCGGCACGGCAGGCTCCAACACCTACGCCACGCATGAGATCGTTAACGGCCAGCGGGTCAACATCAACGACCAGTTCGCGGCTTACAACTCGCCAGATGAGGCGTTCCAGCACTTTATGGGCCTGATTAGCAAGGGCCGCTATGCTCCGGCCTATCAGCAGTTTCAGCAGACCGGCGACTGGCAAGGTTTGCTTAAGGGGATCAACCAGGCGGGTTACGCCACTGATCCGAACTGGGCAAACATGATCGCCGGGATGGCGAACGACATTAGCAAGCAAACAGGACAACAAGGCTTCGGTGCTGGCCTCGCTTCACCGACAGGGCCAGAAGGACGTACTTATGCACAGGTCACTGGAACGGAATATCTTTCGGATGCTGAAAGGCAGTGGTATCTAGCGCAACAAGGTAAAAGCGTCCCCGCGACGCCTTCAGGAGGCACCCCCGCCATGACACAAGAAGTAGACGAGTTTGGTTTTCCTGTAATCGGAGGCAGCCAGACGCCAGCGGGTCCAGCAGGCTCGACAACGCAACCAACGGGCGGTGTGCCTGAAGGGGCGATCCCGATCCCCGGCGGCGGCTACATGGTCTTCGTGCCTGAAGTCGGCGACTTCGCGATCTTCATGCCCCGCACCGACACGATCACCGGCAACACCACGATTGAGTTTTCCGGCTGGCGGGCGGCTGAAGGTACAACGGCGGCTGCAAAGGCTCAGGGCGCCGTATCTGAGGCAGAACTGAAGGTTGCCGGCGCCAAGATGGGCGTAGGTACGGCGACCCTCAACGGCCAGAGATACACAAAGAACCCGGACGGCACCTGGAGCCCCACGGGGGCGCCAACCAACGCGACCGGCTCAGGCAGCACAAAGCTCGACCAGATACTCGCCGGTACGAGTGCGCTCGGCCGAGCGGCGCAGTCACAGGGCGGCGGTGCTACATCGGCTGGCGGCGGACAAGCCAACCCCTATGACGTTGGCCCGAGTCAGCAGCCAGCACAGGCGGGACAACCAGATCCGCTCGGGCAGGGCTACCAGGATATCTTCAACCAGTACGGCATCACTGGCGACAGCCCCGGCGCATACCCGACTCACACACGAAACGCCTTCACAGGAGCAAACGAACTAAAAGACCTCAACCTCGTTACGGCGGCTCCCGGCGGGCAACCGGGCGGTGGCGGCTCGATGACCCAGCACATCAACCCGCAGACGCTCATCGACCAAATCCTGCCCCTGATCGGCTTCAGGCCGACCGGGAACATGCAGAACGACTTGCAGGAAGCGCTCGACATTCAGGCTTACCAGCAGGCACAGTGGGCGATGCCCAACGCTACGGCGGCTTCTGTTGCAAACTCCCTTGATTTCCTCAGGGAGCAGAAGTCGGCGGAAAAGAACCGGCTGCTGGGCGACCTGCTCGGCGTGCCTACAGACGGCTCCTACCGGGTCGGCGGCGAGGCGCCGATTAGCTTTGCTCCAGGCGGCCGTATGAACGTCGGCGGCGGTATGGGAGGCGGTATGGGCGGTGGTGGCAGCGGCGGGCTGATGGAAATGCTCATGGCCTTGTTCGGCGGTGGAGGACGGGAGCCACGCCAGCCAAACACCGACCGGCAGATGCCCCTCACCTACGAGGGCGGCTACATCCCCTACTCGCAGTACCACCTTTACTGGCCGGACGTCCTCCCTGGCGGCCTACAGCGGCAAGGAGGGCTGATCCGTTACCCGGACGGCTCCCTGCGCTCTCCTCACCCTTCCGTGTTCCTCGATCCCTTTGGCAAGGCGGCAAAACTGAAGAAGCAGGAAGAGAACCGGGGGAACTTCAATGACGGGTCGCAAGGCCCGTCTGCGCCACAGCCTGAGAACCCGTATCAGGTAGGGGCGGTCCCCAACGTCTACGCCGGTGGGGCGAGCATGACGACACAAGGGCCGGTAGGCATCTACGACCTGGAGCCTGGGCCCGGTGGACCTGTACCGGGCAGGCCGTTAGCGGTGGCCGGTGCCCAGCCTGAGACGATCAGTATCAGCCCGCAGTCGGGCAACAACGTGCCGCAGGCGGCGCGACAGGAGCGGCAGATGGCGCAGGGCATGGGCGGCGGGCGGATGAACACGCATCCTGAGTTCTTGAGGATGTTGTCACAGGGGATCAGGCGTCGCCAGCGGATGATGCTGCCGATTGCGAGCGTGGGCTGATGGTGACAGACGTATCCCCCTTCACGGCCAAGAACCAGCGAGTCCACGAAGCGGGCGGAAGCGCTGGCGTCTACTGCAACGGCACCCGCAAGAACGGTGAACCTTGCGGCCACAAGGTTGCGAGGGTGCCGATTGATGAATGGGAAGAGGCGCTGGTATCGGGAGTTGAGATCGAGTGCCGATCCTGCCGGAAGACCGGACGCCTGAGCGATTTCGTCTAACGGTTGAAATGTCTACCTGATTGCTCTAACATAACGCCAGTTTCATAACCACCGCGGCCTCCAGACGCAAACGGCCCCTAAGCGAACTAGCTAGGGGTCTCTTCTTATGTCTGAGGCAACTGTCCTCGACAACCCGGTCGTTACGCAGCCCAACCCTTCGGCGGACGCTCCCCCTTCTGATTCGGACGACAGCCTGGGAACACTCCCCGCTGTAGAGGATCAGGAGCCAGCGAACCAGGACGGCGATAGCTCTGACGACGCCCCTCCCGAGTACGACCCTGAAGCTCTCCAGGCACGGGTTGATGCCGGCGAAAACCTGACCACTCCTGAAAAGGAAGCGCTCAGACGACACGAGCAGTCCGAAAAGGACAAAACGGCTGCACGTGACGAAGCCCGCAGAGCCAACCAGGAGAACTCCCAAAAGGTCACCCGTCAGATCCAGATCCACAACCGCCGGGTTTCCGAGATCGTCAAAGCCGAGTCTGACAAGGCTGAGGCTGAGGCACGTTCGGTCAACTACGAGTTGCTGGAGATGAACCTGCAGCGTGAGAACGCGACCTTCATGCAGGCGGTCGCGCCCGGCATCTTGTTTGCCTACGACGCGCTGGCAAAGGCCCGGATTCAGGAGATCCATCCTGACAAGGCCGAAGCGCAGCGGATCATCAAAGAGCTCAATTCCAAGCCCACCGACCCGGAGGCGGCCTTTAACGCCGCGCTGGACGCTGCCCGTGCAGAGGGTGCGGCGACTTCTGATGCTGCCAAGAAGCTGAAGAAGGCGGAAGACGAGCTGGCAAAGGTGCGAGGCGACCTTGCGAAGGCAAAGGGTGACAGGGCCAAGGGTAACAGTCCCTCGGGAGACGGAAGAGAGACCTCAACTGGACTTCCAACCAAAGAAGGGTACGGCGCGATGAAACAGGAGGAGCGTCTCCAGGTTCAGCGCGAGCACCCCGACCTAGTACGCAGTTGGACCCGAGCGGGCTAGCTGCGGAGGGAATGAACTATGTCTCTTGACGCTCTTGCCAAGACTATTTGGTCTGACAAGTTCCTCATGTCCTTCAGGGATGCCCATGTCTACAAGAAGGGCACCAACCAGGACTATGAGGGGGAGATTCGCGCAAATGCCGCCGTGAAAATCTTCACCCCGGCGCGTCCTTCCACGGACACCTACACGCGAGACTCCACCACGATCTCCTACCAGCGCCTCACTCCCGGCGAGCAAATCTTCGTCGTCGACCAGCGCCGGCACTGGGGCATCAAGGTTGACTCTCTTGAGAAGCACCTTGCCCAGGGCGGCGGGAAGATGTGGGAAGAGGAGATTCAGGGCGGCGCCTGGGAGTTGGCCGACGACGTGGACGATTTCGTCCGCGACCTCATGGTCAACGGCGCCGGTACAACGCTGAACTCTCGCACGCTCGGTATCGGGGCGATGACCTCGAACGCCTACGACCTGATCGTGGAGTTTGAGACCACGCTGAAGAACGAAAAGGTCCCTCCGGGCGGCTGGCACGTCTTTGTGCCGCCGGAGTTCTCCGGCCTGGTTGCACGAGACGACCGTTTCACCGGCTTCAACACACCGCAGGCGCGGACGACCATTCGCGGCGGTATCGAGACCACGATCCGCGGCTTCACCTACCACGAGACCACCAACGGCTCTATCTCCGGCACGACTCACACGATCGTTGCCGGCTCAGAGAAGGGCACCACCTACGGCGAGCAATTGAGCGAGCTCCGGTTCATCGAGGAGACGGCTGGCGACTTTGACCAGCGCGCCGACTCCGAGCTGGTGTTCGGCGGCAAAGTGACGCGGCCCGAGGCCATCGTCAAGTGCGCCGTTCAGTTCGCGTCGTAAGGAAGGGACACTGACATGACTGACGTAGCAGTTGCCCAGACCGCGCTAGTTGCGGGTACGGCCTCCGTTGACATTCTTGCCGGCGGGACCGACATCGACACCGGCGAGTTTGCCGTCATCGCCTGCGCTAACGGCGAAAGCGGCCTCGTCATCGTGTTCCAGGAGCAGGACGGCGCGAGCGCTACCTGCGAGTTCCTGGCCGGCGACTATCCGCCTGCGTCCCTCTCGGCGCTCGGCTCCGACACCGTAAGCCTCGCGGCTAACGATGTGGTGGCTTACGTGCCGGAGGCAGGCAGGCATCTCCAGGACAACGGAACGATTCGCGTGCTTGTAACCGGCGGCGTAATGATTTTCGCCTTCTACATGCCCACCGGCTACGGCGGCTAAGGAGGTCACCGTGATCACTGACAAGGACTTCCAGCGGCTCATGTACGCGACTTACTCCGTGCGTGACCCGCGCATGTGGGCTCAGATGCCAGGACTTGAGTTCTGGGTATCGGCTCACGCGCAAATTCTCGGTGCGACCACCGAGGGCAACGACATCGACAAGTTCGGGTGGACCGACACCGGCCCGCCGTTGATTTCCAACGGTAGCGGTGCCGACTTCCTCGACGTGGACGGCAAGGGTACTCCTTCCGGCATCGAGTTGGACACCGCCGACGACATCTTTGCATCGCCGGCGATCTTCGGCGACTACCGGCATGGCGTCATGGCGGCGGAGCTGGCCGGGCGTATCGCCGCAAATGGTACGCCTGAGTTGCCGCACTTCCTGATTGTCGACCAGTGGCTGACTTTCCAGGCAAACAACGACGAGACGGCGACCGGCGTCGGCTTGATCGAGGACGGCGGCGCCGCCGACGTGGCTAACGACCACATGGCGACGATCGCCGTAGACGGCGCGGACTTTATCCTGCGCTCCGGTGCAGCGACGAGTTCAGGGCTGGCAGCAGCCGACACGAGTTGGCATCACTTCCGCCTCAAGGTCGACCGCCGAACCAGCCTCGTCTACGCCTACGTGGACGACATGGCCACGGTTGCCGGTTCGATCGCGATTCAGGCGAACGAATGGCCAGCGAAGTACGGCGGCGGCACGCTCACATCGTCCGGCGCAAACGACCCGTTCATCCACATGGCTCGACTCAGGTACGCCTGGGACGGCTGGGTCTAAAGGGAACCTGACATGACGAATAAGTTTGAAGAAACCGGCATTGTTCGGACCACTCCTGACGAACGCGCGGCCGGTGCATACCACACGCCGCTGTATTTCCCGGACGGCTCGCAGGGGGTTGTTCAGACGTTGCCGCCGTTTGCGGAGCTTATGCGCCGTGGCGAAGCGCGAACGGTACGGACGGCGACGCTCTTTGCGCCGCTGGTTGCTGTGCCGACAACGACCGCTGCGCTTGAGATTTACAACAACAAGGCCGGGACGGTCCTTGTTGTCTCAGACCTGTTCATGGAGCAAATCCTGGGCACGGCTGCGCAACAGGCGAACTACATCTCGGCGATGGTGACGACCCAGAAGGCGATCCCGACCCTTACCGCTCTCAGCCTCTTCAGCATGAGCGGCAAGCCGATCGTCACGCCGACCGCGGCGGGAGAGATCGTCACCGGTGTCGGCACGACGGTCATCGCGAACGGCTGGCGGGTCTACGGCCCCGGCCTCAACTGGGCCCTCGGTACGGCGACTCCCGGCCCCGGCTACAGCGCACCAGTCGATGGCAAGATCACCGTTCCTTACGGTGCTTCGCTCTGTCTGCACGTTGTTGGCGCTCTTGCAACAGCTTCGTCGGTACACGTCGGCGCGACCTTCGCCAGCGTGAACATGACCGTCGAGTCGTAATGGTTGACGAGCTTTGTCCTGAATGCGGCCTCTCGGTTACCTCACGGGTTCACCTAGAGGGGAGAGACGGCATTCACGGGCCGGTTCAAGCCACACCTGACGTAGGTGGCGGGGAGGTATCAGAGGGGGGCATGGCTCCGCCGCCTCCCTCTGTGCCACGCCGCAGAAGGAAGAAAACATGAACCTTTCCCCCGCACGACACCCCGTAGTCCCAAGCCGCCGCGTCCCCCTAACGGAGATGCAGGCGGAATCACAGCGTCAGAAAGGGCTCATCCACTGGGAGCGCGGCGTCTGGCTGCCGATCCCGGTGGACAGCTTCAAGACGCCCACCACCTACCTGAACCGCGACATGTGGCGTCAGGACGCGCAGGGCAGAGTCTTCCGCCCCGGCGCCCGCATGAATCCGCCAAGTACGCAGTGGCAGGGCAAGGCGCTCGCCTTTCTGCGTGACCACGTAAACGAGAACATCCCGAGCTGGTACTACCGTGCCGCGCTCGGTCATGACCTTCACGTCTCGACCTGGGCCAACCTCAGCGCCGTTCACTGGCACGCCGGTTGGGCCAACCCCTTTAACCCGGACAAGTCAGACGCACCTATCGACCCGAGTTTCCACCACGAGTGCGACCTCGGTAGTTCTTGCCCGGTCAAGAACATGGCCCTGCCTCAGTTCGGCTTCCTTGAGACCGTGGGCTGGGTGTCAGGCGCGAAGGTCACGAAGGCGTTTGTCAACGTCGAAGTCGGCGCATTGGCCGACGCTGCCGCGTCCGGTGAGGCGGCCGAGTTTAACGACTTCAACGAACACGAGGTTGGGACCGATTCAACCGCTGAAGCGAACACCCAGACCGCCCTTATCGCTTCGTCGGGAATCGCGCTGGAGGCTGGAACGCAGGTGGATGATGGCGGCGACCCGCCCACCTACACCACGGTAGCAACGATCACGGCAGACGCGACGGAGACGTGGGAAGAGCACGGTGTCTTCTCGACCTCGACCGATACGCTGCTCGACCGTTCGCTAACGGGTGGACAGTCGGTCAACTCGTCCGACCAGGTTCAGTACACGTACACCGTAACCGTTAACCCCGAGGCTTAGCGATGGGATGCGAGTCGTCCCGAATTGACCGGCACTCGCCCTCGCTGGCTGGCGTGCATGGACAGGCGTTCCACGGACGCTCGCAGCAGGAGCAGAGCGGGTCATCGTCCTCCGTCCCGTATGGGTCGGGAATAGCGGGTCTCGCACAGGCGGGACAAAAGCGCCAGAGTCCAACGTCTTCAACGTTCATGAGGAGATTGTAATGCAGTACGACCTACAAGGCGACGTGTTGATGGAACGGGAGCACCACGCCGATGTATGGCGTCCGGTGCCCGTACAGCGGCTTCAGGAGGCGCTAGAGGCGATCAAGGAAGCCCACACCGCTGCTCATGCGGTTAACCACCAGGGGAGTCTTGGTGTGAAGGTGATCCGTGCCCACTGACGCCTACCTCGCCACGATTGCCCGCAACGTCGGTGTCTCTGAATTGTGGATTGAAGACGCGATTCAGGAGCTACGGATTGCCGAGTGGCAGGGCAGGCGCTTCCGTCACGTCGCTATCGACTTTGTGCGCGAGTACGGCCCTTACTCCCGTTCTGGAACGCCACAAGGGTACAGCTACCTCGACGGCGAGGATCAGGCATCGGCGGACTGGACGGTTCAGAGCGATGCGCTTATTGACCTAGAGTCGGTGTTCCCAACCTTGAAAGCTGCCCAGCGGGCGGCGCTGATCCGTCATTATCGCGGCTTCAAACAGACGGCCCAAGAGGCGAACTACTGCCGCAATGGCCGTCAAGCATTAAGGAAACGGATATGAGGGCTTTACTGATTGCGCATGCGGTTAACCACCAGGGGAGTCTTGGTGTGCAGATCGTCAGGGGCGGGGTGAAGCGGGAGTGATCGAGTGGGTCATCTACTACGGCGACAAGACCTCATGGACAAACGAGGACGGCCCCTGGGAAGACGCGCACGCCTTCAATGTGCAGGCCGTCGGCTACAACGATGCCGATCCGTCCGATCCCGCGGACGTCGGCCGTGTGTATGAGCCAGAATGGAAAAATGACTACTACCTCTGGTGGCCCGGAGCGCGACATCCCTGGTGCAGCGATCTGGCCGGTGTTTACGACTACCTGATCCAAGCAGGCTCCCCGCTTGCGAACAAGCCCCTGGCAGAAATGACCCTGGCGCAACTGGCCGCCGAGGGGGTGAAGTTTGGTCGCTCGTTCGCCAACCGGGAGTGGCGCGAGATCGCGGAATGGATACGTGATGACGAGAGGCTGAGGCCGAAGAGCGCATGGCTGCCCGACGAACGCCTCTAAAGCACTCCTGGGTCTCGCAGGTTGAGCGAGTCTGGCAGTCGCCTACCCCGCCGCAGCGGGCGCACGGCGACAACATCCCGTTCCTGATTCAGGCGGCGTTTCGCTATCGCGACGACGACGGCTCCGAGACTTTAGCGACGTGGCGGCAGAACGCGAACGTCGATGATTCTCTCGATGTAGACACCAACTACCGGATGCGCTTTCTCTTGCAGAACACAGATGCAGACGACAGTGCCATCGTAAAAGCACAACTTCAGTACAACCACGAGGGCGCTGGCTGGAACAACGTTACCGGCGCATCTTCGGTTGTCCGTGCCTCAGCATCGAACCACGTTGCCGAGGACCAGACAACGTCGGAGCAGATGGCTGGGCCTCAAACATTTGTCGGCGGCGGCATCGATGAGGTTGACGGGATTGCCCAGCAAATAGGGTCTGACATTGCCATTGGCGCTGAGAAGGACACTGAGGTCGAATACTGCTTCCAGATTCGCAGCGCAGACGTTGAGAACAACGACTCGATCCAGCTACGCATAATCGACAACGCGACTGCCCTCGACCAATACGACAACACGCCGACAATCACGGTTGTCGCTGGCGGCGGCGCGGTAGAGGTTGGCCTCACCGGTTCTCAGCCCGCGATGTCCGGCACCATCGCCAAGCTCCAGGACCTCCTGCGCTCGGTAGCAGGCTCTCAACCGGCCTCTACAGGCGCAATCACCGCCCTGCAATCGCTCCTGCGTTCTCTCGCAGGGAGTCAGCCTGCCTCCACCGCGACTATTTCAGTCAAGTACCTGATAAACCTCGCCGGTTCTCAGCCAGCGTCAACAGGCGCCATCAGCACCGTCGTTATCACGACCGAAGAGGTAGCAGGCTCTCAACCTGCCTCTACCGGTGCGCTTAGCGCCGTTCAGTCGCTCCTGCGCTCACTGACAGGGAACCAGCCAGCGTCAACCGGTGCACTAACCGCGCTGCAGTTGCTCCAGAAGTCTCTCGCAGGTTCTCAGCCCGCGTCCACGGCAGCCCTTTCGGTCAAATACCTGATCTCCCTTGTTGGCGCCCAGCCTGCTAGCACGGGCACAGTAGACGCCGTAATTCAGAGCGCGACGATTGAACTGTCTGGTTCTCAGCCTGCTTCAACCGGCGCCCTGGCGGTCAAGTACCTGATCTCATTGGCTGGAGCGCAGCCGAGTTCTACCGGCGTTCTAACGGCGCTCCAGTCGCTGCTGGTGAGCCTCTCGGGCAACCAGCCGGCCCAGACCGGGACTCTCAGCGCTCTTCAGTCCCTCTTCCGTTCCCTGACGGGTTCACAACCAGCTTCGACGGCGGCCCTTGCTGTCAAGTACCTGATCAGTCTGGTCGGTTCGCAACCTGCGTCAACGGGAGCAATCGATAGCGTCTTCATCACGGCAGAGTCCCTTGCGGGCTCACAACCGGCATCAACAGGGGCGATCTCGGTGAAGTACCTGATCTCGCTCTCGGGACTGCTCGCGAACCAGTCAGGCGCCCTGACGCTGCTCTACCTGATCAGCCTTGCGGGCTCACAACCGGCCTCTACCGGCACAGTCTCCGCCCTCGCCGCTGCTGCTACTTACGACCTCGAGGGCTTCCGCTTCCGTGCCGACGACGCCGACGAGGACGAGGCGGCCTGGCTGGATGACCAGGACGTGAGCATCAACATTCTGACGATGGTGCCCTTCCGGCTCCGCACTCTGGTTGACTCCAGCGTCGCCGACCCGGACGCCGGCGCCTTGACCCTTCAATACAGGAAAGTCGGAGATCCCGACTGGGTAACGATTCAGTAAAGGAGAAAGTAATGTTCAAAAAACTGGTTCTGGCAGGCACTCTCGCAGCGGCTCTCTTCGGCTCAGCCGGCATCGCAAGCGCCGACGTAACGCGCACATGGACAGTGCCCGATGCTCGCTACTGTCCCGAGTTTTCAGACGAGCACGTGACGCAGACGTTCACGGCACCGAACACCTGCACCAGGACCTACCACCGCTAGGAGCCTAGATGGCGGTCTACAACGCTTCGGTGGCCGCGGGTGCGGACGATGCGGCAGAAACAGCCGCAGGAACCTTCTCGTCTATCGGTACCACGCTCAGTATGCGGGCGAGCACGAGTGACCTTGCCCGCTCTAACGCGGGGTTCCGCTTTGTCAATGTGACGATCCCGGCAGGCAGCACGATTAACAGTGCTGTCCTGACCGTGGATGTTGTCGGCACTACGACTGATGACCCGAACTGCGACATCTTCCTCAACGACGTAGACGACGCCGCCAACTTCACTGACGAAGCAGACATTAACGACCGTCCCGTCACTGCAGCATCGACTTCCTGGGTAGATACCGGGGTGGGTGCTGGCGCCGAGGCCAGTCCTGATTTTGCCGCTGCTGTACAAGAGGTTATAGACCGTGCAGGCTGGGCATCTGGTCAGGACATCTGCGTAATAGTGAAGGGCAAAACCGAAGCATCGGGGACCTTCACTGTCTTGTCTCAGGAAGGTTCCGGCGCGACCTCGATCTCCATCGACTACACAGAGGGTGAAGGCACCGAAGTAGCCCTGACCGGTTCACAGCCGGCGATGACCGGCCTGCTCGCCGCGCTCTTCCTCAAGGCCATCGCAGGGGCTATCCCGGCCGCTACAGGAGCCCTCACCACGCTCCAGATGCTCCAGCGTTCTCTCGCAGGGAGCCAACCCGCATCGACAGCGGCGCTCTCGGTCAAGTACCTGATAAACCTCTCGGGTGCTCAGCCTGCATCCGCCGGCACGATCGCCTCTACCACTGCCGCCTTTACCCTCTCGCCCTCAGCCTTTATCACGGCATCAGGAGAGAACACGACGGCGCAACTCACCGCCCCTGCCGGCAAGACCACGGCGGACTTTGGCGGCGGCCGCATTCAAGACGACGAGAACCCCGGCGATGCCGTAGACCTTGCCCTCGATGAATACAGAGAGGACGAATGGAGTCTCGTGGCGACGCTTCTGGCAGAGGATGAGGAAACCTATGAGTTCCGCGTCCTGCTGGAAGGCGTAGAGCTAGACAGTTACAGTGTTACGCCGACCGTCACGATCAGCGCCGCCATAAGGCTCACCGGCGACCAGCCCGCATCCTCTGGGTCACTCTCGGTCAAGTATCTGATCAGCCTTGCCGGTAGCCAGCCTGCTTCTACCGGCGTGCTGAGCCTCATTCAAACGCTCCTGAAGAGCTTGGCCGGGTCCCAGCCTGCCATGACCGGAACGCTGGCGGCGCTGCAGTCTCTCTTCCGGTCGCTCACAGGTTCGCAACCCGCATCGACCGGTGCGCTGACATCGGCGGCGTTTATCAGCCTCACCGGAAGCCAACCTGCCTCGACCGGTGCAATTTCGGTCAAGTACCTGATCGCTCTGAGTGGCGTCCTCTCCACCCAGGCCGGCGCCGTCACCCTCAAGTACCTGATCTCACTCGCTGGTAACCAGCCGGCAATGACCGGCACCGTCGCCACGGCGATAGCGCTCTTCGGCAACCAGCCGGAGATGACCGGCGTCCTGACGATTACCAACTTCACCGCCGTTACCGGCTCCGTCAACCACGACACCCTGCGCTACTTCGCGACTCCTCTCGGCGTGAAGGAGCCGGGTTACCGAGCGCGTGACATGGAGACGCACCCACGCGATGTCCAGATCGGAGTAAAGCAGTGACAGTTTCTTTTGAGTCAGCCCGCGCCTACGTCTCCCAGAAAGCACCCTGGTTAGTGCCTGTGATCTCAGCGACCACGGCGGAAGGCTCGACAAACTTCCTCGTCGACACCGGCCTCTGGACTAACCCCGATAACAACTACCTGACCGCTGAATCGGCGATCGGCATGTACATCTACTTCCCCGACTCCAGCACTGCTTCCGAGCGGATCAGGCGCGTATCGGGCTCTACAGGCCCCGTGGACACCTCTAACGGCCGCCTCTACTGGGACGGCGTGGCCTGGTCGGGAAACGTTGCCGCCGCCGCGCAATATGAGTTGTCGTCTCTGCATCCGCGCTCGATGTTCAACGTCTTTGTTAATACCCTGCGAGGCTTCCTGATCCCCGACCTCGCGCCTGTCCCCGGCTTCACCGATGCCGACATGGAAGCGACCGGCACAACCAGCTACTCGGTCTCAGGAGGCGGTTCGATCAGCAAGGTCGCCACGGCGGGGAACGTCTACTCGGGCAAACAAAGCCTGTTTTTCGACGCCGGCACTGCTGGGGAGTACGTCGAAGGCCCCAGCGTAGCGGTGATCCCCAACCAGCAGTATTTCGGCTCCGTGATCCTCAGGAGGGACGCATCCGGCCCGTTCGCCTTTGCCATCTGGGACAAGACCAACGACGCGGAGATCGAGTCATCGAAGCGCACCGATCATTCCCTCGAGCGCTTCATGTCCATGCAGCGGACGTTCAAGATTCCCGCTACCTGCAAGGAGATCGCCTACCGCGTCTACTGCACCGGAGCAAGCGACGACGCCTACATCAACAGCTTCCACGGCCCCCACAAGGCCGATGACCGCGTATTAGACGCGCCCAGTTTCCTGAACCGTACCTCGATGCTCCGCAAGGTGCTCTACGCCGACTACAGCCTCCAGTACGAGGAAGGCGTGTTTGACGCCCGTTCGCGCGACCTGACCCAGTTCTACCCGCGTGACTACGCTCTGCGGATCAACCACGCCGCATCCAACCCGTACCGGCTGGAGTTTGAGCGCTCCCTGCCGATGGCCGAACTCTGGCTGGAGGCGATCCGCAAGGGCACGGACATCTACACACCCGCCTTTACCGCGGCGGGCGAGACCTCGCCCTCGGTGAACATTGACGAGGACTTGTTCGGACTCAGCTACATCGCCGACCTTTGCCGGTTTGTCCTCACCTTCAAGAAGGACGACACGCAGGCCAATTCGACGCTGGAGCAGATATACAAGTCCACCACCGAGGGCGGCGAGAACCTCAGCGCCCGGCTGGCCGAATACACGAAGGACCTCGAGACGCCGCTGCAGGAGCCGCCTTACCCGGTGAGAAGCATGGCGGCGTTGTGAGCATCTACGTGTTCCAGCCGCTTGACCGCGACTTGCTGATCGCCTGTGGCGATTACGCGCCTCCCGTTGTGCTCGGTGCGGTGCTGGAGACTGCCCTCCCGCCCGCCTACGTCCTCACTGAGCAGGGAGTTGCGGACGAATCAAGCACACAGGCGCGGGTGCAGTCGGGCGAGTTGATCCAGCAGTCGGAAAAGGGAGAGCACTTTACGGTCACGGTGCGGGTAGTTTCAGCTGACAACGGCGTCCACGAAGAGGAAGTTGTGCAGGTCGATGTGGGCTTTGGTGCACAGCAACTCCAGACAGTGGCAACCACCGCCGTAGTCGCCCCGGCTGAGGTCATCGTCTATGACCAGCAACCGGCGGCCGAGTCGAACGCCTTCACGGATCCGAATTTTGGCCTTCCGATCCAAAGCTATGTCGCACCTGAACCGGTGAACGTGGCGCCGCAGGAGACCTTCTATTACGCCCCCGTGGCAGAGCCGCCGCCGCCCGACCCGTCGCTCTATCAATACTTTGGCTTCGACACGCCGGAATACAACACGGTTTCAACCGGTGGCTATTCCGAGCCTGTGGTCGAGCCGGCGCCGGCGGAAGAAGTTGACCCGAGCCTGTACGCATATTTTGGCTGGAGCACGTAAAGAATGGCTGAGGAGATCGTCTACGGTAACGCGACCTCGAAGGTGATCTTCCGGGGCACGCGGGTCTTTCCCGGCAACCTTGACCAGGGCTTGCCACGGATCGGCACGGGCGCAGAGATCGAGCGTGCCGCTCAGGTCGGCGTTAGCAAGATCAAGTACGGCGGCTTTTCCGGCGGCCTTGCCCGCGTCGTGGACGTGCAGAGCTATACCCAGGCGCTCACCGAGTACACCTATAACGAAGGCTGGCAGACGCGTTCAGGCTTGATCCTGCCGCCCGTGCTCACCACTCAGGCCACGCTCGACGCTGTGGACGTCTCCGGGTCTATCGCCCTGAACCTCCGCGCTCACGCGATCAATACCTCTCACGGCGCGGCCGGTTTGCGGTATCTGGTTGCGCTGGGCTCGACCGTCTACACCGATACGAGCCTGACCAACCCTGCCTTAGTCGAGCTGGCAAGCACGCCCTTTACCGACAAGGCGACTGCAATTGCTGACGTCGTGATGAACAACACCGCTTATGTTGCCGTCGCCTACAACGGCGCAACCGAAGACATCAGGGGATTCACGGACGTAACCACCCTTGCCTACAACTCCGGCTGGACGGTGCTGGTTGCGCTCGATGCGGGGGATTACGTCTCGGCGATGCGCTACATGCCGACGCTCGGGCCGGGAGCGGGGATCGTTGTCGGCGAAGTAGGGGGAGTTAACCAGGTCCACTACTTCAAGGGCACGGACAGCGTACCGGCAACCTTAGAACCGGTGGTGCTATCGGCCACGAAGGACCTTCCCGCTGGCGCTGCCACTACTACTCATTCGGCTCTCAATCCAATCTCAGGCGGGCAGGAAGGAACAGGAAGCCGAACCACGGTACAAAGCACCTTTACCGCTAGCGGTGGCCCCGACAGTATTGGCATTTGGCAAGACACAGAAAACATCCTGGCCTCGGATAACTCAGACGCCAAGTACAGCACTCTAAACAACGACGGAGACAATAATGCTGAGAGCAGCGGCGGCACGACGAATTACCTCATCCCCTTCTTCGATGCCTCCGCCGTCGTGCCGAACAACCATTACCTTGTCGGTGCGTCGGTAGGTATTGAGTGCGCCGTAAGCTCGTCCACCTTGAGCGAGTTTTACATCGCTGAAGTGCAGTTCCGTGTTGGTGGTGCTCAGCGGGGCGCGTCCAAGACTACCGGCGGTGAGATCACCGCAACCGACACGACCTATACCCTGGGCGGGTCGGGCGACAACTGGGGCGCTCACGTCAACCCCGGCGAGTGGGACAAGATTCAGGTTGCGGTGCGGTTTGTCTACGAACGTGATGCCAGCGCCCCCGCGTCCAACTCGACAACCACATCTATCGATGTAGATCACATCACTCTGACACTCACGACGGCGCCCCTCGGCCAATCACTTGCCTTTTCGCTCGGCTCCGACACCTGCGCGAAGTCTCCCGCCTTCCCTAACAGCATCGTCTTGCGCTCTCCCGAGCGAGACGACACCACGGCGATCACCGTGCCGCGCAAGCTCTGGCGGCTGGACTTCACATGGGACGCGACACAAGACCGCCCCGTCTTCGACTTCATACCGATGAACGCGGAGTTGCCCTATGTGCATTCCGTCCATCCCTGGCAGGGTGGCTGGGCGGTGGCAGGCGGGAATATCGCCGGGCCGGGCCACATCCTCAAGCACATCGACGGCTCCGGCCAGTTGCGAAACCTCCGCCTGCCGCACCTGAACGGCGATAACGAGATCAGGGTCAACAGCATGTTCTCTCAGGGCGAGTACCTGGGGCTGGACTGCGTGCTCTACAGCTCGGCCGGGGCGATCGTAGACAGGCAATACATCTTCTATGCCAACGGCAAGTATTTCGCCGACACGATCCTGCAATCGAAGTCGGCAGTCACTTTGCTAGACGGCGGTGTGCTCGACCAGCCGATCCCCTTCGCGGAAAACGAGCTCGGCCTGCAGCAGAACCAGGTCTATACCATCGTCCCCAACACGACGAATACCGCCATCGTCAGGCAGTTCATCTACTCCGACCTCGGCGGCGACCCGCGCATGGAACACGCCTCTCAGGTCAAGAGCATGGCCTTTACGACCGGGACAGAGGATACGGCCCTGAAGATCAGGGGCCATGAAGTGGACTTCCTGCCGGAAGAGGCCAACAAGAGCCTGACCGTTATCTCCTACCACGGCCGCAGGATCTCAGCAGCGGCAGGCACCTACGGCTCGATTACGGCCGAGATCGACCTGAACCCTGCTGTAGGGGCGTTCTCTGCCGACATCAGCAACGAGTTCACGGCGGCATATTCCGACTACCTGATCCCGGTGGCAAAACGGGCCTTCAGGACTTTCACGCCGCAGTTCTCAGGCAAGCACGAAGCGGGCACGGCGAAGACCCCCAGCCTGAGTAGTTTTGTCGTCTCCTCAGTGGCGCAATGGCCGAACCTCCAGACGCTTGCAATCGACCTTTCGCTGGACGAGGACTTGCCGCGGCCGGACGTGTTCACGTTTTTGGAATCGCTGTACACGCTCCAGGACACCGACGACTCCGACGCGACGAAGGGGAACGTGCAGAGGCTACGGCTCTCGTCCTTCGACAAGGCGGCGGTGTTTGAAAGGCATCAATACCTTCAGGGGATGCGGGTTGCGCCGATGGGCCAGCCGCCGTCAGCAGAAGAGTTGATGGACACGCGGCGGGACCGCAACGGCGAGGTTAGGGCGGAGCCGGTCGTCTTGCGGCTGTTCTTCCGGGAAGTGAAGGGTGCGGTGACCTGATGAATGAACACATCCCAGCCTCATTTTCGGTTCGCGGCGTCCACCGGGCGACTCAAGAGTGCTGGTCCTGTGACGGTGAAGGCACCGTGGAGGACTACGAATGCGGCCTCTGTTCGGGCAAGGGGAGTATCAAGGTCGGGTGTGGAGGGCAGGTGACGCTCGATCCTAACCATGCCGCGATCGGCGCCGACTGCAAGCAGTGCGGAGGCACCGTGCCTACCGATGAAATAACGGTTAGTCCGTGAGCGAGGGAATGAGCGTAGCAGAGACAGCACGACTCATAGGGGAGATTCTCGCCGTCCTCATGGTTTTGGCCGGTGGCTTCCGTTGGATCGTGCGTTCGCTCTGGCGGGCACACGCGAAGCTCGATCAGATGGGAGACCAGCTTCGGCAGATCAACGGCTCCGTGAAGCGCCACGACGAGGACTTGCAGCAGCAGAAGGAACTGAACGCCTGGTTCAGCGGTGTTTTAGGTGAGCCGAAGCCAACGAGGCGAGACGGCAGTGAGTGAGGCGCTTCTCGTGGCGGCCATCTCAGGGATCATCGCCATCATCGGTATCGCCCTGAAGCTCCTGTATGACCAGAAGGCGATCCATGTGTTGGTTAACAGCAATATGAGTGCTGCCCGGAAGGACATCGCCAAGCTGCAATTACTCGTCATCGCGATTGTGCTCGCTGTGGCCGGTTGGGTTTGGAAGTCCGACCGGGACAAGGGGAGGAAGTAAGTAAATGGATCTGTACTCGGTGTTAATTCTGCTGCTGATTGTTTTGGTGATTCTCGCCGTTGCGCGAAGGATTTAAGGAGACTCAAATGGCCTTTTCCGTAATCTGCTACATCGTCGCTACCTTCCTGTTTGCCGTGGCCGCGCTGCTGGTGCTGCTGAATGAGCCCGACCTGGGCGGTCTTGTGCCGCTTGAGTGGTTCCTCTTCGGAGCGCCGTTCTTCGCGGCCGGTCACTGGGTGCCGGGAAGCACTCACTGATGTACGTCCTTAACCGGCTCCGCAAGCGGGCTCACCTGCTGCCGACGATAGAGCGTTGTAACGCCGACCAGCTCAAGAGCCGGGAGATCGTGCAGGAGATACCGGCCGGGTTCCGGCTCTGCGGATGGTGCGCGAAACGTGAATAAATTCATGGAGCGATTTATGGACCGCGAGGTCGGCAAGCGTCTCGCCCCGCGCACCCGGCAGGAGCCGAGGACACAGATCGCCCTGCTCTGGGAAAAGCTGGGGGAGCTAGAGGAGCGCATCAAGGAACTGGAGGCCCGCCATGAACCACTCCCATGAACACACGCCGAGAGACAGGGTATTCGCGGCGGCGAGAGACTGGGGCTGGTTGCTGGCAATAGCGGTGTCGGTGGTCGTCTCGGTGATTGCCGTCGCCCTGGTCTACTCGCGGCTGGACGTGCCGGGGGTTGGGAAGCTCCCGGCAACGACGGAGGAAATTGTCCCAACCTCGGGACTTGAGGGCTTCCCGGTCGAGGAGTTCTGCGAAGACCCGGCCACAGAGGTGAAGTACTCAATTATTCCGCACGTCGGCTTCAGTCACGAGTTGCTGCGTCTCAAAGATGGCGTGACGGAACTGGTGACGATATCGATCACGGAAGAGGGCGAGGTGCTGCCGGGAACGCACTATTACGACACCAACGTCGGGCAGCAGAGCGAGCCCGCGATTGCCGGTGACGGGGCGGTCCGTTGCATTGAGGACAAGCGAAAGCTGGCGCTGGAATGAAGCGGCTACGCTTCCTCGCGATCTGGCTGACGGCGTTCCTCCTCGCCCTGCTCTTGCTCTCTCGCTACGGCGAAGCAGCGCCGCCTCCGCCTCATCCCAGCCAGCCGCACGGCGACATCTTCTCTTGCGGTGTCCCGGACTGCGGCCTCTACAACCCGGTCACGGTCAAGGGGCGGGCGCAGCGGACGGTGAACTATCGCCTGATCGTCATGCCGGGCTGCGTCCAGGGCTCGATTGTCAGTGACCTCGAGGCGATCCGAATCGAGTTGCAAGACGCGGTGCAGTTCCGGTTCGTCCGCAACGACGGCGCTGGCGACTTCACGATCCGGGTCAACTGCGGGACCGACCAGGTACGCATCTGCGGGAGCGTGAACATCTTCTGTCTCGGACGGGGCTTCCCAGGCATCGCCGACGTCGAGATGAGCGACATCATGTACTCCCCGGTGGTCTGGCCGGAGATTACCCGCCTCTCCATCCTCTGCCATGAGGTCTGCGGCCACGCGATCGCGACCTGGGACGAGCAGTACTGCAAGGGGATCAGCTACCCGGCCGGTCACATCTGTCAAGGCCTCGCGCGGTTCACGCCGGCGCCGGGCTGGGTGGACTTCATGAACACCGGGCCTAACTCCCGCGTTCTCTTCAACGAGATCACCTTTGGCCGCTGGGAGCGGACGATGTACGAACTGGAACCGCGCATCCTCGGTGTGCAGGGCTTCTACGGCGCGTCCTACTTCGCCGATGGACGCATGGAGGTCTACTACTGCCAGTCGAACGTACCGGGCGCCACCAGGGCCGCCCTGATGGCCGTAGCGCCGTCTGGGGAGGTCTACTGGAGCGGCAACCACCTGCCG